GAAGATGCATTACCTGTAATAGTTGCATCTACTACATTGTTTCCATTAACATCAATTTTAAGTTGTGATGATTGTGGTTCAATGTCAAGTAGTGAACCTGGAGTATTTGTTATAAGCTCCCAGTTAAGTCTGATTTGTTGCACTGTTGTTGTAGATGTTGTGGTGCTACTACTTGTGCTTGTAGTAGTTGTTGAACTACTAGAAGTTGTTGTAGTGGTAGGACAGTTAGTAGGAAGATCAATATAATTTGTACAAACACCAATAGAGATAACTCTGACAGTTTGAGTACCAGCAGGAGCATCAACGATATATCCAGCAACTAGATCAGCAGCTGGTACACTTGTAGCAAATGGGACGGCATACGAATCCACATCTGAAAATAAGTCAAATGGTCCAGCTTGTCCTGGTATTGTTAATGTTATTTCTATTAGTGCCATATATTAGTTTTATGGTTGTAATGTAATGTCTACAAAGTTATCACATAATGAGTCTGACTCCACTCTAACTATCGTGGTGTAATCAGGAATAGCTGCAGTTAGATACCCAGATACTAAATCTGACTTTGCAACACCAGTCTCAAATGCAGATGTATAATCATCTACATCTGAATATAGATTGAAAGGACCAGTGTTATTTCCTGCAGTAGTTAATGTTAACAATGCTTCCATTATGGGCAACAACTAGTTAATGTTGAATTTATATTTATAATTTGCTGTTTTACTAAAGCGATATCCGATGTGTTTATTGCTTGTTGATTCTTCAATATACAAAGAAGTTCGTCAATTTTAGACAAAACAACGTTTAAATCATCACATGGTTCTGCATTAGAACAAGGTAATGTTGGTCCATTGTATACAATAGATTTGGATAAATGTCCTGTGGTTCCACACTCATTAGTGTGTGTACTTGTACATCCACATGGATTATTCACCACCACTTCTGTGCAACAAGGATTTGTAGGTAAGTATGCCATTGTTTATAGTTTTAAGGTATGTAAATTATATAATATGATCCGTATCCAGGTTGATAGTTTATATGAGATTGATCTCCTCCAGTAGGACTAGCTGTAATAGTTGTAGCTGCACTGATAGTAACTGAACTAGTTAATCCAACAGTAGCATCATTACTTGTTCCTCTAAGAGCATATCCTAAATTCGATCCTGTTGCTTTTGATTGCCTTATTTGGTTAGTTGGAGTTGGAGGGTCAGTTTCATTAGCATTTCCCAAAGAAGCCATTAAATGCTCGTGTGTTTCAGGAGTAATAGTAGTTGCAGCAGTATCAGCATGAGAGTGAGATGGAATCTGTGCTGTTGTAAGTGTTACAGAGTTGACTCCAACAACACTTCCCAGATTGTAAGTAGGGTTACCTGATATTGCAGGGTCAGTCTGAGTTGGTAAAGAGTTTCCTCCCATACCATTAGTTGCACCTACTGGTATTCTACCTCTTAAGTCTGGTGTTCCATTCAATCCATTACATAAGTATATGTTAGCCCAGATACCGATACCAGCACCTGATGCATCAAAGTTATTCAAAGTTCCATAGTAGGGCATTGCAGCGAACGGAACCATTCTATTACTGACTAACTGCTGACTTGGATTTGTATTAAGATAGTTTTCTATATACGTATTTATGTCAACAATTTGTACGTAGTTATTTGTAACATCAGTAATAAATTGGTTAAGTGATTGCTCAACTTCACATAACTTATTTATAGTTTGTTGTAATACTTGTCTAGTATCTGTATCATCAGTAACTGAACCTACACATTGAAGATTATATGGTGCAGAACCTATACTGCCTCCTAAGTCACTAACTTCCTCAGCTAAGTCACAAATGGTCTTAATAATACCAGTGAGATAGTTGTTTAGTGATAGAGGACTACAGTCTTCTAAATTAGCCTGTACTACAGGGCATATATCTGATGAGGGGACAACAGGTTGTATACCTGTGCCATCAAGTGTAGATCCTAGAAAAGTAATGAGAGCTTGCTCTACATAAGATAGAGAGTCTCCATTCTTTATTCCTAATATAGGAACGTCTACACCTGTATATTTAACGCATTTGTCTGAGGTTATCTCAGTACATCCGTTATAACAGTTTGAGCAATTTTGTGTTGACATAATTTTATTTTTAATTTATTAATAGTTACGAGAACTGTTCAAGGGTTATCGATACTGTATTTGTACTTGTTACTGTAAATATAATAGGGGTCATAGTTATCAGTGTTTGTGCAGGACCTTGAGCTAATTCGTTATCAAAAGATCCACCATCCCAAGAAACTTGACCACTTACATATCTTGTAGGACCAGCACTTACTGATTCATACGAGAACTCTATTTCATATTCATGACCAACTATGTATGTATTATTTGAATATGTTCCATTGGAAGCTATTTCAGATATCTCTTCAAAGAAAGTGTTTCCAGTATCATTATCTGTCACTCTCATGAAATAGTTATTTTGACCTTCATCATTGATACTTACAATTATATCACCAGTGGCTACTTGCGTAGTGGTAATAGTTGTAGTTGGTGCAGGGGTTGTACTACTTGTAGTTGTAGGTGGAGCAGTAGTAGTTGTTGTTGTTGTTTGTTCAATATTTACTATAAAGTCATACTGTGAATCTCTAGAATAAGTAGTGTCTTGGAATCCTGTAGTAACTTGACCTCCTGATGCTACTAATGTAAGTGCTTGTGTGTAAATATTAACACCATCTTTCTCAACTTCAAATCCCATCAAGAGTGTTTCAGTAACAGGGTTACCTGCATCATTATAAGCTGTTAGCTCCCATCTTAATGTATCTCCATCTTGAGGTATTGCATTAAAAGTTCCACTAATGCCACCTCCTGCACCACCAATACCGAAACCTATTACAGGAACAGTACCAGAATGATCAGGGAATCTAAAACTACCTCCTGCTCCTGTTGGAGTACCAAGTAAACTATAATTATTACACGTCACAGTATATTGTGAAGGAGGTGTAGTTGTTGTTGATGTTGTTGTACTGGTAGAAGTACTAGTAGAAGTGCTTGTAGATGTACTAGTGCTAGTGCTAGTTGATGTACTAGTACTTGTAGAACTACTACTTGTTGTTGTTGTACCAGGTAACTGATCACTTGGACATAGGTAGAAGTCTATAAGACAACCAGCCAATTTATCTCCTACATGTGCAATCTCAAGTTTAGTAATTTTATCATAAGGTAAAGGTGGTGTCGCTACCTGAGGATAAATATTAACTAATCCACTAGTAAAAACGCCCCCTGGTCTTGCACCTTTCATCCTAACTGCTCCATTTGGCATATTTTCAACTACAAAATCACCACATGCATATACTAAATCTATGTTGAGAGGTATCATACTACCATCAGGTGCAACTGCTACAAATTCTACAACTTCGTATTGAGTAGCTGGAGTAGCATATCCAATTCCAGTACAATAAAATCCTAGAGCTGAGCATTCATGATCAAATTCCATTGTAAATAAATCACAGCTAGGATTACCTATATGTTGTATACCATCATAATTTGCATCTACTCCATTATGAAGACCTGGAAAATCCGGACAAGCATTAGTTGCATTAGCGAATTGCCCAGGAGAAATACTAGCTAAAGGGCTACAACTGGGTTGAAGCATACTTGTAGTTAACGTAAATCCATTACTTAATACCTTAGTTCCATTTCCAGTGTTCACTGATGGGAATCCTTCTGGTAAATCATAATTAAAAGGTACACTACATCCATCACCAGAAACTGGAGTGGTGGTAGTGGTTGTTGTAACAGGAATTCTTCCTGCACAATCATTTTGTAGACTATCAGTGAACCCTACTTGCCAGTACTCTCTACCATCTACTTCACATATAATATTTTTTTCAGAACTTGCACCATCTACAGTAATGTAACTAATATTAGTTTGATCCACCATTATTCCTGCTGTGGTATCAGTAGATACATATTGTGCTATTCCTAACTGTTCTGCTACATCATCAATTCTACATGCAAATCCAAAAACTGTTTGTCCAGTGTTATCTGTACTTCCTGCAAAAACAAGGCCTATTATCTTTGTAGTTCCTCTAATGTTAGCTAGTAAGAATGAGCCTGAATCTCCTCCTGCAATAGGATTGTAACATCCTGGAACTGTACTTAATGGATCTTCTACTTCAGGTTTTACAAATGCAATTGCATTATCAAATAAACAAGTTACCAGGTTACTTGGTGGTGTTCCATTTCCACTTTGCATTTGATATCCTATATTAAAAGATACCCCTAGTGCATGTATAGCTAGTGGACAATCTGCTCCACCTTTAGGTCCAGTGGTTCTACCTGTACTGTAAAGATACGACTTTTCAACTAATAAGTTATCAATCTCACTAGTGCTAGCAAACGGAGGTGCTTCTGATCCTAAGAAAGCTTCTAAACCTGCTTGCTTCCAGGATTGATTTATATTAAATGCAGTTGGATCTAGAGCAACTATCGCTGCATCTACCTGATTAACTATATTAGTAAATGCTGCATGTATTGGAACATATCTTAAACTAAGTCCACAAAAGTTTGCAGCAGGAACAGTACATCCTGATTCCCCAGGTTGATACAGTTTGTTAGGACCATCAAAGTCATTTTGTAGAATACCATTTATATTTCTATCCGAAGTAAAAAATGCATCGTTTATACTAACGTGATTGTTAGTTAATCCTACTGTTGTTCCACTTGCTGGATGTTTAACAATACCACCCATTGTTCCTACAGTGGTACAATTGTTCAACGTAGATATAGACAATCCACCTATTAGAGGTCTAGTATATGATCTGTTTACTTCAGAGTTTGAACCAGCTATTTGACCACACAAACTATTACAAGATAAAGATAATACTTGATTGTGTTCTATTACGTCTGTTTTTACAATCTCTCCACCTACTTCTACTGAGTTAGGTACTATATCAGCAGACTTAAGTTTAGACATAGGCTGTTTTTTAGCAACAGCTATTCTAATTGCAAACTCATCAGTTTCCACACCACCTACAACTTTTTTACCCCATCCAATAGAAGTTGCATTAGGGTATTCAGCTCTAAGCTCTGCAATTTTATTCCTTATCTCTTTTGTATATAAACCAGTCATAATTAATTATTAACGATTCCTTGGAAGTGAGTGAATATTGTTCTTACACCAGATGGTACTGTTACTGTTGTAGTAGTTGTTGTTGTTATATTAGGATCTGTTGTAGTTGTAGTTGTTGTACCACCAAATACAAGTCCATTACTAATTCTACATTGAGGAGTAGCAGCAAAATCTGCACTTGAACCAGATGGGAATGGGAATGTTGAAGGTACATCTTCATCTGGTAACTTCGTCCATTGTTGAGTTTCTATATCTAATCTCCAAACTCCTGCAAGGTCTGGTTGAGATACACTACTATTATCAGGTGCAATATAAATAC